CTCAACTCTATAAATAAATCCCTGACATGGGTCATGCCATCACAAAGTGTAACTCTCGAGGAGCAATGCACATCCACATTGACATCGGCGTTGTGGGAATTGTTCTTTCATTCAAAGGATGAAGATCAGTATAACCGCCTTAAAAAATTTTTTGAAGACTTGATGTTTATACATTTTGAAGCGAAGCCTAAAGAATGTAAATTTCCTACTTATAGGAATATATGTATAGCATTGAAGTTTAAGCCAGACCACACAAGTCTTGATATACCGATTCAGTTTGAGAGTGACACTGAAAGTGAATACGGGCTTGATTTGTGCAAGGAGCAGAGTCTGCCTTTTAAAGAGACTCAAAACATGTCACTCCGTCCCGGCTTGATGACCATGAACCCGGGCGTTGATATATCTTTGGCCGCAAATAATACACGATATGAATTTTTTACAACAATGAGAGATATTTACCAGAAAGAACTTAATTCCATTGAAGATCAGTTGAATGAAGAGAAATACGACAAGAGTATGACTTTGGATATGATCAAGAATAACAAGCATGTGATACGTTATCGTTTGCAACCTTCCCCAGAAGTGGTTAGGTTATTGGAACGTCAAGCGGATTTATATGCTACATTGAAGAGAATGAATATGTTGATTGCAAAGAATAAAGTTCTCGTTCCTGAATCTATGGAAGAAGGGTCAATCGATGGAGAGATTAAAACACAAGAAAATCTTACGGATGTTGTGGGAGCGCCTATCAGTACTCAATCAGCTGGAAGGAGCGCTGCACCCAATATTGGACAAAATGCTATGTTAGAAATTGCAGATTTTTTGAGACGTCCTATAAGTATTGATACCATTTCACTATCCGTTAACGGTTCAGTTTCCGTTTCTTACAACATATGGGACACCTGGTCACTTCGACCAGCAATCAGAGCTAAATTGAGAAATTTCGCTTTCTTCAGAGGTGATTTACACGTTAGAGTTGAGATATCAGGAACCCCTTTCCATTCTGGAAAGGTTTTAGTTAGTTATCAGCCTTGTGCGGTTAATAACAGAACTCTTGAGTGCTATGAATCCATGTTCGTCCCTGTTGGTGTTGGATCACACAAGTTGTTTTATAATTATTTGTCACAAGCACCTGGAGCTGTTACTATGGATGTCCGTGAAAACAAACCCATTGAAATGATATGTCCCTTTATTTCTCCGAAACCCACTTTTAGATTATATAATGATACATCAGCTGTTATCTCTGCGGCAACTTCGTTTGTTGATTTTGCTGGTGCAGGTAACCTTCACTTGCAGTCTTTGAACACACTTAAGTGTGTGCAAGCCACACCATCTCCAGTATCTATTCATTTGTATGCTTGGATGGAAAATGTGGAGTTAGGTCCTCCTACGGCAACACAGATTGAAATTACTACTGAGAGTTCGGAGGAAGAGTTTTCCATATTTCACCATTTGAACATTTTATCGGAAGTTGAACAGGATTCTGACATTGAGATTTTGACCGATTCTGATGAAGAGAAGATCCC